CTAGATTGCCTCTTGTCTCGTTGGCTCGGATATGTGTATAAGAGTCAGCTGCTTGTAGTTCTGTTGTAATGCTTTTGGCATTGTAGTATTGATTAGATTACCAAGTTCAAACATTGTCTGATTTGCTAATGCATTTAAACTCTTTTGAACTAGTGGATTAGGTTGTGCGTTAGTCTTTAATGCCTGTGCCAATTGTTGGTGGCTGTCTTGATAGATTTTAAAACCCTCATTAGCAATTACATCTCTAAACACATCTTCAGCAACTCCGCTATATTTAGAGATTAACTTAACATTTTCTTCTGTGATTAAATGCATGTCATTTAACTTCTCTAACTGCCAAACATAAGGATTTTCAATTAAATCAACCGTTCCTCGTTGCTTAAGTCTTCTGACTATGTTCTTCATCATTTCCATGGATAATTCATGATATAAACCTTCTACTTCTTTTGATTTTATCCAATAATTCCCGTCATTATTCTTTATCTCCATAGATTACCTCATCAGTTTCATCTAGGTTCGGTTGTACTTCTTCATTAATCTCATTTAACATCTTACTAGCTTCTTCATCAGTAACCCCTAACACTTTAGAAATGGCATATTGCTTACTAACAATTCCACTTGCCAATGCTTTGACCCAATAATCAAGCTCTGCGTTTCTATCAGTAAATACCCCATCATCTAGGTTAACTGAAATATCTTCAAGTTTAGGTATTTCACCATGATATATTCCATGTGCTTTACCTAATTCACAAATTGAAACTACAAGTTCTTTGATTGAATGTTCCACTAACGATACAATACTATTTCTTAATTGAAATGTATCTGAATTTTCACTAACAACTTCAGTTGCAGTCTTCATCGTCTTTCCGTCAAAACTAAACATCCCCCCACTAACTCCGACTTGCATTTCAAACATAGCTAAACCTTTGTTAATGGCTTTGATATAGTCATCTGCTCTTATTGGTGTAGTTAAATCAACGATTTTATTATCATCAATATTACCTCCGATTTGAACAAATACATTTTGATCCGTTTCAAATCTTCTCTTCGTCACGAACTTATTATCTTTACCGTGTTGGAATGTCATATTGGTTAATCCATCTGGCACAGCTACTCTTCTTTGTCCCATTTTTATTTCCCACATAAATTCATCATAAGTCCTATTAATGAAATCAATTGTTGTTTTCGCATTGTCAAATATTGATAATCCTAGAGGACTGTTAATATCTTTGTTGTTCATTCCTGGTGTTTTTAAATAAGTAAATAACGGTCTACTTAACCCTTTAATCACTATATTCTCTTCAAGATTCTCGTACAATTCACCTAACAACACTTGACTTCCAATTGTTTCTGAATTAGTAGATTTATACAGCTCATTAGTTATCGTTAAATCCTCATTATTCCACTCGTGGAACTCAATTAAGGTGTAATAAGTATTAATCTTACCTTGACTTTTAACTGATTTAGTAATGATTGCTGCACTACTTACATCTTGCATATTACTTTGAAGCGGTAAAAATACTGGTGCTTGAATGAATGCAATCTTAATTGTTTTACCGTCAAAATATGGCCTCATTGCCATTCCACCTAATGCTAAACAACTTTCAAGATATCTTTCAAAGTTTTTATTGAATCTATCATTTAAAAGAATATCGCTAACAAATTGATTAATTGATTCGTTATCAACTGTGATCTCTGCTTGTTCATTATAAACTAATCCAGCTATCTTCTTACAAGCTGTTCTTGCTAATGGTAAGTGATTAAACTTCCTTGTGCGCTGTTCTCCATCCGTGTTAAGGTAGGTAACATCGCTAAACTTACTCTGGAAGTATGTTAAATTGTTCTTTATTCGGTTGTATTCTTCTGAAGATACAACAATCTTCGGATGGTCTAATATGCTTGTTAAACTACCTTGCATGGTGTACTTGCTCCTTTTAAATAAATTCTTAATAATCTGTATAAGCCCCATTGTTAAACTCCTATACTTTTAATCCTAATAATTTTGCATTATCTAAAACAAAATATTTAAACTCATCGACTGTGTGGTCATCTTCTTTGATTACTTTCGGCTCAGGTGTCTTAATTGTTTTCTCATCGTACCTGTACATTTTATGTTCTTCAATAAAAATCTTGTTGTTTTCGTTATCCAAATAAAAAAATCTTCCCTGCGCTAATAAACTTACAACCATATCAATCATGGTTTGATTTTTTCTTTTTGCTACTGGATTCCATCTAATCCCAAAATCTTTAAAATACTGATTCCTTAAAGCTCCCTCAGCACTATCTATTGTTCGCCTAATAATAGGTACATTGTAGAGATTTTGCACGCTAGAAATAAAATCGTTAATCATAATAGTTAAATCACTAGGTGCAGCTTTAATAGCTCTTCCTGCAGGAGAATAATAGAATGTGTCTAATAGAATTACATTACCTTTTGCTGTAATACCATAAGCACCGCAAGCAGTCGCACTTTGTTGGTGCCCTGTATCTAATGCATAAGATATTCCAATTACTTTATCATCTGTTGGCAACTCCTGTAACGGGTGAAAACAAGCCATGTTATAAACATTATTTCCTAATCCAACTGGCTCTCCTAAATAAATGTAGCGATAATAATCAAAGTCATTTTCTTTAATTCTGTTAATATCCGCTAACATTTGTTCTGTGACAAAACCTAATTCATCATTCAAATAACTAGATTCATGAACTAAATAATTCTCATTAGTTTTCATGTCTTCACTCCACTCATTAATCCAGTTATATGGATTTCTTGGTGGATTATAACTCCAATAGAATTTCACAAAAGGAATATTGTTGTGTTTTTGTCGCATAAAAGTAATGTTGGTTTGGTCAAATTCTTCTTGACTATCAAATTCAGCCGCCTCTTCATACCAAACTGAAATAATATTGCTAATATCATTTGATTTTAATTTTTGGAAGTCATCTGCACCATAGAAATAAAAGCTAGATCCTGTTAAAGTATGAGTTATTTTGAAAGGAGATACAGTGCTTTTAAATGAATCTGTTAAGCCGTACATATTAATCGCCCAGTTAATCTTATTAAAGACACTATCACGAATTGTGTTAGCAACTTTTCGGATAACTACTACATTAGCTTTCTCTCCTTTTGCTATCATCATTGCCATATCTCTAACTAATTTAAGTACTATAACGGAAGATTTAAAACTATTCCTACCACCTTTTAACACATTGTAAGGTACTTTAGAAAGCCAAACATCTTTGAAATGTGGATTCACGTTCTTTTGCACATCAAACTTAGTCATCTTCCCACCTGTCAACAATTATGATACTTTCAGAAGCTGTAGCGCTTTTCTCTTCTCTTGCTTGATGAATTTTATTTAAGATATCAGCAGCTTTAATTCTGTCTTTTGCGCTAACATCAATATAGGTTGCTTCTTGGAAGCCTTGACCCCGTCCTATTAAAGTTTGTTCTCGTTGTTCCCCTCTCATTACTGAGGTTAAATATTGAATAACCTCTTGCTGCGTTGCTGTCTTCTTGGATTCAATCTCTTTCATCCGTTCATCGATGTACGATTTTATTCCTACATTTTCCAACAATTTGTGACTTTGAGATTTTGCATAGTTTATACTATATCCTACTTTAATTGCTGACTGCATCGCATTCCCGCTTAGGATGTACTCATCAGCAAATTCTTTTTGTTTAGTTGTTAATCTTGCCAATTTTCCACCTCCGTTCAGGCAAAATAAAAAGACAGTCGTTAAACTGTCTAGGATGCTTTTATGATAGGTGATTTTAGATAGAGGTTAAATACTAATAACAAAAAAGTAAAGGTTATGATGTCCACGTCGTCTTATAAAAAATCTAATACTAACTATTTCTAGGAGTCCTCTACCTAAAATCTTATATTACTATTATAGCACTTACCCACTTACTTTTGTTTATCTCTTTTTACTTTGTTTTATCTTTTTTTACTTTTTGGAATAACTTATCAATTTTAACTGCTTTTAACGCTTCAGAATGTTTTCTATTTCTTGTATTAGCTTCAATCTTTAATAACTCATCAATTTCTACCCAGTCTTTGCAATCAAAGTATCGATATTGTAATAACAATCTATATTGCAAATTTTCAACATTTTTAATACAGTCAAATATTTCTCTTTCTGTCTTAACAAGCTCTACAGTATTATCAATAATTTCACGTTCTAAATTATCGATTTCATAAATTAAATTATCCCAACTATATTTATTTCCTCCTTTTATTTGCTCTTTTGCATAATCAATAGGTTTAATGTTATGTTTTAACATAGCACGTCTATCTTTAATTTTCTCTTCGTTAGAAGCTATTAAACGCTTAATGTACCATAATTTTGATAAAAATTTCTTTTTCTGATTTGTTTGTCTTTCTTGTCTATTTAACACCATTACTTCCTCCAGTTAATATATCTCTTCAAAGCAACTACCATAAACACCATTACAGATATTAGTGAGACACTAAAGAATATACCTATGATGTAAAGTAGAATATCAATTATAAAC